ACGAGTTACTGCGAGGTGAGCAACGATCAGGCGCGGATGTCGATGCTGGAGTTGGAGCGGTGCGGTGCGATCCGTCGTGCTGGCACGGTCAAGGTCGGGAAGTACGAAGCGATCCTGTGGCGAGTGGGAGGTGCGGCATGACCCGGCAGGAGCTGATCGAGCAGACCCTGGCCGAGGTCGCGAACCTCCGCCGAGCGCCCGGCCCGCCCAGCCGCAACTGGCCGACCAGGATCGAGATCGAGCTGCGCATCGAGGTGGTAGGCCGCGACCACCAGCCCGCACCGCCCCATCATCAGCGCGTCCAGGCACGACGTAGGCTGACGCCGTGAACCGCGCCCGCAAGCTATGCCCGGCGCCGGGATGCCCGAACCTCATGCCCTGCCCGGACCACAAGCCGGTCGCCTGGCAAGGCCACAGCGGACGACACGGCCGGATGCGATCCGGATCAAGGGAGCAGCGGCGAGCCCGAGGCGTGCTACTCCGGGACAACCTGCGGTGCTACCTCTGCGGCGGCATCGCCAGCCTGGTCGACCACGTCATCCCACTCAGCGAAGGCGGGCCCGACACGTGGGAGAACTGCCGCGCGATCTGCGAACCCTGCCACGACGAGAAGACCCAAGCCGAGGCACAGCGAGCGCGATGGCCACGATGACGACCTGCCCGGTCTGCGCTACCCCGCATCAACGGCGCGGCATCTACTGCTCGCAGCGATGCAAGAAGCGAGCCGATAACGCGAGGCAGCGCGGCACGCCGCTCAGGCGCTTCGACTCGTACGACTGCGCCTACTGCGGCAAGCACTGCGTGCCAGGGGTCAACGTCCATGGCGCTGCCTGCCGCTTCTGTGGAGTCCCGTGCAAGAAGGCGTGGCATCACGTCCACGTCGACGGCCAGGCGTGGCGTCCGATCACGCGCCGACAGAAGGCAGAGGTCAAGCTCGCGCAGGCCAGAGCAGGAACGACGAGCGAGCGCGCGTGGACGATGGGCTGGTGCGTGGTCTGCGGCCAGCCGTTCGTAACCACCGACCATCGAGCCACCTCCTGCTCAAGGCACTGCCAGCTCCGAGTGAAGGCCCGGCGGCACAAGGCAGCCGGGCGCGACTACGCGCAGGCGATCAAGCTCGAACGCGGATGCGCCGACTGCGGATGCAAGCCCGACGACCCGGAGGAGCTGCACTTTCACCACTCCGACCCGAGTGAGAAGATCGCGGGGGTGTCAGCGCTGTACTCCCAGCACGACAAGCTCAGAGCGGAGATCGCCAAGTGCATCGTGCTGTGCCCGTCGTGCCATCGAGCGCGTCACCCCGAGGTTTGGGCGGCGGCGTGAGCACCCCCCCTGGGCACCCACCCAAGCAGTCTTCAACAGGGACCGGGAGAGGACTGCCGCTCGCGGTGCGCACGGGATGAGGGATGCCTGGCCCGGCGCCTAAGGACCCGAAGCAGCGCCGCCGGGTGAACAGCCCGACGCGCGGCGAGTGGATCGACATCTGGGCGCCTGAGTTGGACGAGCCTGCGCACCCGCCGGTGAACGAGCTGGGGATCGCTGGCGATGTGGAGTGGTCGGAGGATCTGCGGCTGCGCTGGAACGTGTGGACTCGTGATCCCGCGGCGGCGTACTGGTCGCTGGCGGAGGTGCAGTACGCGGTCGACACGTTGCGGATCTGGCATGACCGCCCGGACGACCTCCCGCTGACGGAGATCTCGCGGCGCTTGGATCGGCTGGGGTTGACGCCGACGGGGAAGCGGACGTTGCGGTTCAGGATCAGGTTCGCGCCGTGGGAGGAGCCTGGCTTGGATCCGCGGCCGGAGCCTGAGCCTGCGCCTGCGTCTGAGCAGCCGCCGAACGTGACGGCCATCGACTCCAGGCGGGCGGCGTTGACGCACGGGGCCTGATGGTCGGCCAGCGATTCGGGCGCCTTACGGTGGTCGCCCCGGGCGAGACCCACACCTTCCCCTGCGGCAAGCGCCGCCGTCGGTGGCTCTGCCAGTGCGACTGCGGCGGCACGGCGACTCCGTTCACGGCCGACCTTAGGAGCGGCAACACCACGAGCTGCGGCTGTCGCAGGCAGGAGGCGCTGGCACCGTGGCACGCCGAGCGCCACGGTCACGCTGCCAAGGGCCACATCACGCAGGCGTACAGGACGTGGCAGAACATGAAGGACAGATGCTTCAACCCGACGAACGTGGCCCACGACGGCTACGGAGGCCGGGGCATCACGGTCTGTGAGCGCTGGCTCGCATTCGAGAACTTCCTGGCTGACATGGGCGAGCCGCCGCCGGACCCGCCGGGGTGGGAGGGCGAGCGGCGGTGCTACTCGCTGGAGCGCGTCGACAACGACGGCAACTACGAGCCCGGCAACTGCCGCTGGGCGACGGCGACTGAGCAGCGCGCGAACAGGCGGGACTCACGGTGACCCTGCCGCCATTGTGGAAGTACCCGATCACGTTCCCCACGCTCGGCTGGCAGGTGGGCCAGTGGATCGAGGCGTTCTTGCCGCATGGGCCGGGTGACGTGCAGGGCCAGCCCATCGTGCTCGACCTCGAAGAACTCGCGTGGCTGTGCTGGGCGTATCGCGTCGAGCCGCAGTTGCTCGCGAGCGGCGAGCGCAATCCGAAGGCGGGCCGTCGACTCGTTCACCGCGCGGTCTACTGCCGGTCGAAAGGCATGCGCAAGAGCGAGTTCGGCGGGATGGTGTGCTGCGCGGAGGCGCTCGGGCCGGTCAGATGCGACGGCTTTGACGCCAGCGGCGAGCCGGTCGGCCGTCCGGTCGTCGCGCCGTTCGTGCGGGTGATGGCGACGGAGGAGGAGCAGTCGTCGAACATCTTCGAGAACGTCGCGTACATGCTGGCCAACGGCCGCGTGGCCTCCGAGCACAACATTGACGTCGGCCGGTCGGTGAAGACGTCGACCAGGGTGTATCTGCCGGACGTTGGCGGCGAGATCGTTCCGTCGACCAGCGGCGACGCGTCGAAGGACGGCGGGAAGGAGACGCACTGCGCCGCCGACGAGACGCACCTGATGTACACGAAGGCGCTGCGGTCGATGTACTCGACGGTCGCCCGCAACACCGGTAAGCGTTCTGACAGCGAGCCGTGGATGGCGGACTACACCACGGCGTGGCAGCCGGGCGAGGACTCCATCGCGGAGCAGGCGAGCGACAAGTACGCCGGGGTCGACTACGACGAGGCGGTCCGCCACCGGGGCGTGCTGTTCGATCACAAGATGGGCGACCCGGTGAAGGTGTTCGGCTCGGACAACAGCCTGCGGAAGGCGCTGCGGTCGGCGTACGAGCCGTTCAAGGTCGACTGGACGGACCTTGACCGGATCGTCCGCGTGATCCGCGACGCGGAGGACCCGTGGATGACCGCGAACCGCTACTTCCTGAACCGGCCGGTGGAGGGCGCGTCGCAGTGGCTCGCGCCGGAGGAGATCGACCGGGTCCTCGGCGACGTCACCCCGGAGCGCCGCGAGCCGGTGACGCTCGGGTTCGACGGCTCGGAGACCGACGACCACACCGTCCTGTTCGGCTGCCGGGAGAACGGCGACCTGTTCACCATCGGCTGCTGGACCCCCTCCCACGACCAGATCGGGTGGCGCGAGGAGGTCGACGCGGCGGTCGCCTGGGCGTTCGGCGAGTTCCGGGTGGTGCGCTTCTACGCCGACCCGCCGTTCTGGCAGTCGGAGCTGGCGCAGTGGGCGCGGCGCTACAAGTCGCCGCCGGTGATCGAGTTCTGGACGAACGTCGACTCGAAGATGGCGGTCGCGTGCGGGGCGCTGCGGTCCGCGATCCGCCGCGAGGACGACGACGAGCGCGTGACCATCGACCCGGTGCCGATCAAGACCGACGAGCAGAAGCGCGGCTCGAAGACGCTGGTGGCGTGGCACTTCCAGAACGCCCGGACGCGCAAGGTGAAGATCAAGTTCGAGGATGGCGCCGAGGAGGCGTTCGTGGTCCGCAAGGAGCGGCCCGGCAGCCCGAACAAGATCGACAGCGTGCCGTCGGCGGTGCTGGCACGCCGGGCGCGGGACGATGCCGTGAAGGCGAACGAGTTCGAGGTCAAGGAGTACGCCCGCGCCGTCTGGTGAGGTCCTTGCCGCGGGTCGCATCATGCGCTAGCGTAAGCGCACGTCAAGATACGTCGCCAGCCCCGTCCGAGGCGAGCGGCAGACCCCGAGCCATAGTGCTGAGTGCCGTTAGCGGCCAGGAGCCAGTGCCAGCGGAGAGCCCAAAATCGGACCGATCTGACGCGAACGTTCGACCAGAGGGCCTCCTGTGCGCACAGGGGGCCCTCGGTTCGTTTGGCCTAACAGCCGAAACGTGCGCGACCATACGAGGCCGGAATGGCGATTGACGCGACGCTGCAGGCGATGCTGAACTCGATGGGCAAGAAGCTCGCGACCCGCAGCGCTCGCGAGAACCTCCTCGACAACTACTACTCGGGCCTCACGCCCCTCCCCCGGGCGATCATGATGGCGAAGGTCTCGAAGGCGTACTCGATGCTGATGTCGCAGGCGACGGCACCGTGGGGCGCGACCATCGTTGATGCTGTGAGCGACCGGCTGGAGGTCACGGGCATCGACTCTGGGGACAAGTCGGTCGACACAGCATTGTGGGGTCTGTGGCAGGACAACCAGCTCGACGCCGAGTCGAAGCTCGTCCACGTCTCGTCGCTGATCAACGGCCGGGCGTTCGGGCTGGTGTGGCCCGACGAGGAGACCGGCCTGCCCGAGTTCACGTTCGACAACGCCGCGATGATGATCATCCGCTACGAGGAGGGCTCACGGCGCGAGCGGGTTGCGGCGATGCGCTACTGGTGCGATGACGACGGGGACGACGACGATGTGCCGTACGCAACGCTGTACCTGCCGGACGGGATCTACAAGTTCCAGGGCGCCGAGGAGGGCGTCCACGGCCCGGAGGGCGTGACGTGGGAGCAGCGTCTGGTCGACGGCGAGGAGTGGCCGCTCCCCAATCCGTTCGGGGTCGTGCCGGTGGTGGAGCTGCCGGTGAACCGCCGGTTGAAGCCGGGGTCGTGGGGCTGGGCGCGCGGCGAGTTCGAGCATGTCCTGCCGGTGATCGACCGGATCAACCTGCTGACGTTCCTCGGGCTGACGGTCGCGTGGTCGATGGGCTTCCCGCTCCGCGCCGTGATCGGCGAGCGGATCCTCCGCGACGACGACGACAACCCGATCATGCCGTTCACGGTCGGCGCCGATCAGGTGGCGCAGTTCGAGAACCCGGACACCAAGATCGACCAGTTCCCGGCCGCCGACCGCAACAACCTGAGCATCTTCTCGGAGCTTGACCAGCTCGCGGCGCTGACGAAGACGCCGCTGACGTACTTCCCGCAGCCCGGGTCGATCTCGAACCTTTCCGCCGACGCGATCCGCGGGCTGGAGTCGGGCCTGGTCGCGAAGATCCCAAAGCACAAGGTGACGCTCGGGGAGGGCTGGGAAGAACTGCTCCGGGTCGGCGGGCTGATGCTCGACAACCCCGTCGAACTGAGCCCGCGGGCCGAGCTGACCTGGTCTGACCACGAGAACCGGAGCCTGGCCGAGCGCGCGGACGCCGCCTCGAAGCTCGCCGCGATCCTGCCGCAGACGGCGCTGATCGAGTACGTGCTGAACATGACGCAGGAGCAGCTCGCGAAGATCCAGGCGCAGCGCGCCGGGGACACGCTGTCGCAGCTCGTCGCTGCCGCGGCCAGGCCGTCCATGCCGCCGACGCCGGGCGCCCAGCCGGTCGCCGCGTCGACCAACGGCACCGGCGGCGCTCCGGGGGCGTAGATGCCTGCGCTCGTTGACCTGACGGGGCGCGAGTACGGACGGCTCACGGTCCTGCGGCGTTCGGAGCACAACACGTCGGGCGGTAAGCCCAGGTGGGTGTGCCGATGCTCGTGCGGACGTATCGCGACTGTCTCAGGGAGCAGCCTCCAGCAGCGCCACACGGAGTCTTGTGGCTGCCTCCATCGCGAGGTGTCGGTCGAGGTGTGCAGCGCGCTCGGCCAGCGAACAGGCAGAAGCAACGGGTGCGCTAGCTCCACGACACACGGCCACAGCAAGGCGCCGGTCTACCACTCGTGGAGGTCGATGTGGCAACGCTGCACGAATCCCAACCACCCCGCCTACGAGCGCTACGGCGGGCGCGGAATCACGGTCTGCGAGCGGTGGCGCAGCTTCGAGAACTTCCTGGCTGATATGGGCGAACGCCCAGAGGGCACGTCGCTCGACCGCGAGGACAACGACGGCAACTACGACCCCGGCAACTGCCGCTGGGCCACGCCGAAGCAACAGCAGGCCAACCGGCGAGATCGGCGTGCCTAGCCAACTCGCGGTCGCGCACAAGCGGCTGCAGAACCAGCTTCAGGTCGTGGTCGCGAACGCCGTCGCGGAGATCTGGGCGCGGCTCGGGTCCTACAACGAGGCGGACGTGCCCCGGTTCATGGACGAGGCGCTCCCCCTCATCGCCGCAGGTCAGGCGCAGTCAGCGGCGCTCACGGCGGCGTTCATCGCCCGCGCGCTACGGGTCCCGGCGTTCGGGATCGACCCCGCCCGGGTCACCGGCGCCGCGGTGAGAGCGGGAACGCCGCCGGACGTCGTCTACCGCCGCGCGTTCATCCAGACGTGGCACGACCTCGGGCAGGGCAAGCCGTTCCAGGACGCCGTCGACACCGGCCAGGCGCGCGTGCGGTCCAGCGCGAACATGGACATTGCCCTGGCGCAGCGCGAGTCCTTCCAGGTCGCCCAGGACGACACAGACGGCATCTACGGCTACCAGCGCGTCGCCTCCGATGGCGCCTGCGAGTTCTGCCAGGCCGTGTCCGGCGCCTACGTGAAGTCCGCGAGCGCGATGCCGCTGCACAACAACTGTGGCTGCAGCCTGGAGCCGCTCACCCGGGCGCATCCGAAGGCGGCGTGGCTGCCGGACGGGACGCACATCACCGACGACTACGCCGTCCACGACCACGGCGAGCTAGGCCCGGTCCTGACCAACCCGAGCGACGAGTTCATGACCGAAAGCGAGGCCCTCAGTGGCTAGCGTCTCCGACACACCGTGGTCCAACTTCTCGGCGTCCGACTACCGCGACGCGAACCACTACTGCGCGTGCTGCCTCGTCGACCTGAACGACGGGACGAAGACGAAGGCGGCGTGCTTCCTGCCGTACAAGGAGCCGTCCGGTGCGATCAGCCGCGGCGGCGTGCATGCGGCCGGAGGAGTGCTCGCCGGTGCCCGCGGCGGCGTGAACATCCCGCAGGCCGCGAAGGTCGCCGCCGCCAAGAAGGCCGTCAGCCTCTACAAGAACAGCCTCAACGAGGATCCGCCCGAGTCGCTGGTGACGCTCGCCGGATCGTGAAAGGAGCAGCAGTGAGCACCACAGACGCGGACGTCGAGCAGGGCATCACCGAGCAGGACGGCATGGGGACGTTCACCGACTACGGGGACCACGTGTTCGCGGACATCGGGGAGCAGCGCGCCGAGGACAGCGAGGTCCAGGAGGACGCCTGGGCGTACCCGGACGGCGCCCTCGACGACGCCGAGGCCGAGGTCGCGGCCGAGGCCGCCGACGCGCCGAAGAAGTCAGGCAGGGCCCGCACAGCCAAGAAGTAGGACGACGGAAGGAGGCCGCATGGCCGACGAGACCGAAGGTCAGGAGAACGAGGACACCGAGGGAGCCGAAGGCACCGAGGAGTCCACCGAATCAACCGAGCAGGAAGGCGGCAAGCGAGAAGTCGACTGGAGGGCGAAGGCGCGCAGTTGGGAGCGCACGGCCAAGAAGGCTCAGCGGGAGCGCGCCGACTACGAGAAGAAGCTCAAGGACCGCGAGGATCTGGACAAGTCCGAGAACGAGAAGGCCATCGAGGCGGCACGCCAGGAGGGCGAGAAGACCGCTCGGGCAGCCGCCGAGAAGGAGCGCCGCGCCGACCGGCTGGAGAACGCGACGATCCGGCTCGCCTCACGCGGGTTCGAGATCGCCGACGACGAGGGCAAGAAGCACACCGTCAAGTTCGCCGACCCCGACGACGCTCACACGTACATCGAGCGGATGATCAGGCGCGGCGAGATCGACGAGGGCGACCTGTTCGACGATGACGGCAAGGTCCAGACCGCCGCGCTCAGCGAGGCGCTCACGGACCTAATCGCGAGCAAGCCGCACCTGGTCGCGGACGGTGCGGGCGGCGGCGCCCGGCCGCGCGGGAAGGTGTCCGGTTCCGCCGATGGCGGGAAGGGCAGCTCCGGCGCGAAGGAGTTGGAGGACCGCAGCGCGGACGAGTGGCTGACCGCGATCCAGCAGAAGAGATGACGATCCGACGCGATCCGGGTTTACACTGGTCGCGCCCAAGGAGCAGGACGCTCGCCCCGGCTGCACAGCCGACTCCGCTGCATAGCGACAACTGAATCCGACTCAGAAAGGAACCGCTATGCGGCGCTTCAAGGGCGTTCTCACCGATGAGGGGTGGACGCCATGACGAACACCTTCATCACGCCGACGGTGGTCAGCCGCATCGGGCTCGCCACCCTCTGGAACAACCTCGTCCTCGCCGGGCTCGTGTGGCGGGACTTCGACGCGGACTACGCGGGCAACGTGGGCGACACGGTCAACGTCCGCAAGCCGCCGGTGTTCACCGCGAACGTGTTCAACCGCGCGGCCGGGGTCACGGTCCAGGACGCGATCGAGTCGAGCGTGCCGGTGCAGCTCACCACAGTCGCGGACGTGTCGTTCGCGGTCACCGCCGAGGACCTGACGCTGCGGGTGGACGACTTCCGTGGTCGACTCCTCGTCCCGGCGCTCAACGCGCTGACCAACAAGATCGACGTCGACGTCGCCAACGCGCTGTGCGCAGCGGCCACCGGCGGCGGCGGCGGCGGCACCGTCACGATGACCTCGGTCGCATCCGACGCGATGGTCAAGGCCCGCGAGATCCTGACCCGCAACAAGCTGCCGGTCACCGAGCGGTCCGCCGTCCTCTCCCCCGAGGCGACGTCGGCTGCGCTGTCGGACCCGCTGTTCGTGCAGAACCAGATGGCGGGGACCACGGACGCGCTGCGCAACGCGAACGTCGGCCGCGCGTTCGGAACCGACACCTACGAGTCGGGCACATTCGGCTACGGGCCGGGCGCGGCGGGCCAGGCTGACGGCGTGGCGTTCCACCGCTCCGCCGTGGCGCTCGTGATGCGTCCACTGGCCGCGCCGCAAGGCGTCGCGCCCAACATGTACGCCATCGAGAACTACAAGGGGCTCAGCCTGCGGGTAGTCTACGGCTACGATATATTGCACAAACAAGATATCGTCAGCGTAGATTGCCTTTACGGCACGAAGGCGATGCGTCCCGAGGGTGCGGTCATCACCAACTTCGGCAAGGGCTCCTGAACCCCGGAGGGGGTGACCCCGGATGGAGCTGATCAAGCCCCAGCACCGGATCCTGAAGCCGCGGATACTCACGCCCGATGAGGCGCTCGCGCTCACGCCGCAGGAGCTTGTCGCCCTGCGGCGTTCGGGCGTGATGATGCCGATCGCCGGTGGTGCCGTGACGGCGTTCGTGTACGGCAACTTCCTGCTCGGGCTGATGTCCGCAACACCCGCCCGGCAGGTGATCTGGGCGACCGACCCGGTCAAGGTCGCGCTCTGCACGTCGTCGTACACGCCCAACCAGGACACGGACACGTTCTGGAACACCGCGCAGGCGAACGAGATGGCGTCAGGTGGCGGCTACACCACCGGCGGCGTCGCGCTCGCGGGGAAGACCTCGACGTACGACGGGACGTCAAACGAGGCGCGCTTCACGGCGACCTCGCCGGTGACCTGGACGTTCACCGGGACGCACGCGTTCCGCTATGGCGTGCTCTACAAGGACACCGGGACGGCGTCAACGGCCCCGCTGATCGCGTACATCGACTACGGGGCGCAGTCGATCACGGACTCGACGTTCAACTCGAACATCGACTCGACGCACGGGATCTTCACTCTGACGGCCTCGTAGGAGGGCCAGGCGATGACCACTGTCCTATTCGGCAACCCCGCGCCGCAGATGCAGGTCGTCGGCGCCGACGGCAGGACGCAGAGCGTTCCTGCCGATCACCTCACCGCATCTGAGACCCGCGTCGAGATGTGGGAGGGGTTCGACGACCCTGACAACGCGGCCCTCACCCTGTCGACCAACAACGACCGCGTCCTGACGCTGATCGCGAACAGCCTCGCGGACACGGATCGCCACTACGCCATCGGCGTCGGCGAACTCGAACAAGTCCTCAACGCGCACACGGCCGGGCAGCGGCCCGACTGGGTGTGGTCCGACGATCCCGAGTTCGCTCGCGTCATCGGGCAGCACTTCTCGACCACGGTCGTCGACGAGCCGCCGTCGATGCTGCTGACCAACGGCGGCCGTGACGCGCTGCACGCCCAGCATCTCGGGACGTCCGCGCAACCGGCGGCGTTCAACTACATGGCGCTGACCGCGAACGCGACCGCCGCCGCGGCCGGGGACACGACGCTGACGGGTGAGATCACGACGGCGGGCGGCGGCCTGCTGCGCGCCCAGGCGACGTACGCGCACACGGCGGGGACGAACACGACGACGCTGACGAAGACGTTCACCGCGAACGGCTCGGACTCGCTGCCGGTCACGATCGCGAAGATCGGGATCTTCAACGCCTCGACGGTGGGAACGATGGGCTATGAGACGGCGCTGAACGCCTCGGCGACGCTGAACGTGTCCGGCGACAACGTGGCGATCACCGAGACGGTCACCGCGGGGTGAGCCGTGAGTCTGCTCGCTTCGCGGGCGGACTTCGAGCCCGCTAATCCGACCGAGGGCGCGACAGCGCTCTACTACCAGCCTGCCGACGGCTCGGGCTACCGGGTCGACTTCCCGTTCTTCCAGACCCGCGTCGACAACCTCAAGACGCTCTACCCGCCGACCGGGCAGACGCTCGCGATCTGGGGCTGCGGGTTCGGCGCGACCGTCAACCTCGCGCAGCAGGCCGGGTACAACGCCTACGGTTTCGACGCCTCAAGCTACGCGATCACCCGTGGCAAAGCGCTGATCCCTGCCATCGCCGCGCGCCTATTCGTCCGCGACGCGCTCGTCTCCCAGCAGGTCTCGGCGGCGCGCGGGGACGCTGGGCTGAAAGGCCAGACGAAGTTCGCGCTGGTCGTCACCGAGGACATGCTCACCTGCATGAGCAACACCGAGATCAGCACCGCTCTGCCGTTGCTACGAGGGATCATCGCCTCAGGCCCGCTACTGCACGTCCTCACGGTGCTCGATCCGACCGTACCCACGCGGGACGCGCGCTTGAACTGGAAGACCCCGGCGCAGTGGAAGCCCCTGCTCACGCCCGACCGATGCTTTGACACGGTGGCGCACCAGGAGTTCTGATGGCTGCCGTTCGGATCACCGGCGCGACATGGCCCGCCTGTCCGACCGCTCGCCTCGGACCGTTCCAGGACGGCTCGGGGAACCTGTGGGTGATCGCGCTGAACGCGTCGAGCCAGGCGACCGCCTACCAGTCCAGCGACGGCGGCGCGACATGGGGGACCAGCTACGCGAACACGGGACTGACCGCCAGCGGCGGCGCACTGGACTGCGTGTTCGACTCAACCAACGGTGTCATCTACGCGGTCGAACTCAACTCGACGCACGTCGCGTTCATCTACAAGTTCACGATCTCCACGACGACGTGGGCGCGAGTCGACAGTGGCACCGGCCCGACGGTCCAGCCTGACGTGAACACGCAGTACCCCACGTTCCTCTGCCGCCGCTCCGATGGCTCGTTCGTGGTCGTCTACCAGGGACCAACCGCAACGGTCATGAGCGTCAACTACCGGCAGATGTACTACATCACCTGCACGTCAGCGGGCGTGTGGGGCACGGCAACGCTTGCTTATGGGCAGTCGGCCTCATCGCAGCACGTCGACACCAAATGTGCCGTGCTCGGAGCGAGCGATCGCGTCCACATGCTCGACACGACCAGCTTGGCGACCAACACTCCGCTCAGTTCGCTGTCGCTTAGTTCGGCCAACGTACTCGACACGGCCCAGTCGATCGGGATCACAACCGGCATCGACCCGTACTACTACACGCTCTACTACGACGCCACGCTAGCCAAGGTCGTCACGCGGGCGGGCGCTGGCAGCAGCAACGTGTGGCGAGCCACGTCACAGGCGAGCCCGACGTGGTTCAACGATGCCAATCTGCCCGGCACCGACACGCCCGCCAGTTGCGCGACCGCGTTCATCTACGACACGACCGGCGGCACCTTCTACACCTTCTACCGTGACAGCAGCACCACCGACGTGTTCGTCAACTCGACGACGAGCACGACCTGGGGCACGGCGGCGACCCAGGACGTAGCGACCGCGCCGACCGGGATCAGCCTCGGACGTATTTCGAGCGGCATCGGCGTCCTCTTCAACGACTCGGGCGTCTTCTTCGACAAGTACTCGCTCGGGCCACAGTCGTACGTGCGCTCGGCTGCCGACACCGTGTCGGTCAGCGATGCGGCGACGCGCCTGCAGGGCCTGGTAGGTCGCACGGCTGCCGACACCGTGGCGGTGAGCGACAGCGCGACCTGGCCGGTCCCGTACTCCCGCCTGATCACCGGCACGTCCGGTCTCGTCAGCTACTGGCGACTCGGTGACGCCAGTGGCGCTGCCGTTGACCAGAAGGGCGTTCAGAACGGCGTCTACAACGGCTCCGTCACTCGTGGCGCAACCAGCCTGCTCGCCAGTGACCAGGTGGACGGTGCGACGAGCTTCCCCGCCAGCTCCGGCAGCTACGTGTCAATCGCAGCGAACGCCGCATACAACTCGGGCGTCCCGGCGATCTCGGTCGAAGCGTGGATCAAGCCAGCCGCGCTCACCGCGAGCACTAGCATCGTCGATTCGTGGGGCGGGGGTGGCCCCTGGTTCCTGGAGTTGACGTCCAGCAACCGGGTCCGCTGGTACGTCGCTGACGGGATCTCGACGGACCTGCAACTGGCCGCTGGGAGCCTCGTCGTCGGCAGCACCTACCACGTCGTCGCTGTCTATGACGCGGCCGGGACGATGGCGCTGTACATCAATGGCGTGTCGGTTGGATCGCCGTCCCGAACGCCGAACGCCAACATGAAGGCGGTCTCGCCGCTGGCGATCGACATCGGCTCGCGGACGTCGACGACGGACCTGTTCTCCGGCGTGATCGACGAGGTCGCGATCTACAACCGGGCGCTGTCGGCCACCGAGGTCTCTCAGCACTACCTCATCGGTAGCACCGCAGCGATCCAGGCGCTCACTCGCACCGCGAGCGACACGGTCACGGCCAGCGACGCCGCAACCCGTGCCGCCCAGGCGTTTGTCCGCACGAGCGCGGACACGGTCACGGCCTCCGACGCCGCGACCAGGGCCGCCTACGCCCGCACCCGGACGGCTGCCGACTCCTGCGCGGTCAGCGACGGTGCGGCGGGCGCGCGGGGGCTGCCACGCATCGCCTCGGACTCGTGGTCGGTCTCCGATGCCGCCGCCGGGATTCGCGGCATGGCGCGGACAGCCACAGACTCCGTCACGGTCAGCGACGCTGCGACCCGCGCCGCCGACGCCCGGACGCGGACAGCCGTCGACTCCGTCACGGTCGCGGACAGTGCAAGCCGCGCCGCCTACGGTCGACCACGCACGGCCTCCGACTCCTGGGCTGACAGCGACGCCGCGACCAGGGACGTGTACGCCCGGACTCGGACGGCCTCCGACAGCTTCGCGGTGTCCGACAGCGCGGTCCGCGCGGCGTTCGGCCCGGTCCGCAACGCCACGGATGCGTGGACGGTCGCGGACAGCGCCGGTGGTGTGCGGGGCGCGACTCGCGCCGCGACTGACGCCTGGACGGTCTCCGACACCGCCGCTCGGCTGCTCGGTGCCGCGCGCACGGCGGCGGACTCGTGGGCGATCTCCGACAACGCCATCCGACTTCTCGGCGTGCCGCGCACCGCCGCCGACACCTGTGCCGTGTCCGACAGCGCGGCCCGCGTCTACGGGCTGAACCGGACTGCCGCCGACTCGTGGGTGGTTGCTGACGTCGCGACCCGGCTGCAGGGCACGGCGCGCACAGCGGCCGATTCGTTGTCGATCAGCGATCTCGCGCTGGCTGGCGGCGGCGCCCGGATCGGCAGCGAGGGCTGGACGGTTGCCGATGTGGCGACGCGCGGACCGGGGGGCCGTGTCCGAGCGGCCTCGGATTCGTGGGCGGTCAGCGACCTGGTTACGCGGATCCAGGGTGCCGTTCGCAGCGCCTCGGACGCGTGGACGGTCTCGGACGCGGTCGGAGGCCCCCTGAATGTCACCGCCCCAGCCGCCAGCGCTACCGCTGCGGGCCGCGCGCCGACGACGTCGGCCAGCGTCACCGTCCCTGCCGCGAACGCTCCGGCCGCTGCCGTCGCCCCGGTCGAGACCGAGGGCGAGGTCACCCCGGCCGCGCAGGCGACAGCCGCTGGGGCGACGCCCACGACGAGCGTCTCGACGAGCCCTCCGGCCGCCGCCGGTACGGCCGCCGCAGCGCCGCCGACGATCCTGATCCTGGGGCCGCCGGTCAACCTCAGCGCCCCGGCCGCCCAGGCGACCGCCTCAGCCTCCCCTGGGTCGCTCTCCGCTGATCACAGCGCTGGGACGGCTCAGGCGTCGTCCACGGCCCCGCCGCCCTCCCAGACGCTCAGCAGCGCCCTCACAGCCGCGCTCTCGACCGGCACGGCCTGGCCGCCGACGTACGAGCGACTCCTGGTCCTCAACCCGCCCGCCGCGCTCGCCCTCGCCGCCGCTCTGGCGGCGACCAGCACCCACGACACGAGCGTCGCCCCGGGGACCGCCACAGCGGACGTTCACCTCAGCCCGGAGATCGCGGTCAAGCTGGCGGCAGCAATAGCGCTCGCCCGTGCGTGGCCGCCGACCATCGAGGGCGAGACGATCCAGGTTCCCGGACCGCCGATCCCGGCAGGCGTACTCGTGCTCGCAGCGGTCGGCGCGCTCGCGTTGCCGGAAGTCGGCGGCGAGATCGCCCAGCCGCCAGCGGGAGCGCTCGCGCTCGCGACCGTAGGCGCGCTCGCGCTTGGCACCCCGGGGCGTTTGCAGCAGAACGGCACGGGAGCGCTCGCACGCGCGACCGTAGGGACGCTCGCGCTTGGCACCCCGGGGCGTTTGCAGCAGAACGGCACCGGCGTCCTCGCGCTGCCCCAAACCGGCGTCCTCGCCATCCCCGACCATTAGCCCATGCTCGAACGAAAGACGAAGGTGACGCGATGGTTCTGAGTCTCGCTGACTACCGGCCACGGCCACGGTATGACGGCAAGCCGTGGATGTCCGCCCGCATGGAGGGCAGCGTGACCAACACCGACGACTGGACGGAGATCGAGACCTACAACTTCACTGACCCCGACGAGGATCCGTCCGATCCGAAGACGCGGAACTTCACCGCCGAGGACGTCACCTCCGACACCCAGTGGCTGCGGATGGTGTTCGTCGACGCCGACGGCGACGAGGACGTCACCGACCCGATTCCCGTCGCGCCGCCGTACACGCTCGCGACCGTCCGCAACGTCCGCCTGCGCGTCGGCCGCGAACTGACCGACGATGAGATCGGCCAGGTCGAGTTCCTCGGCCGGTCGGCCACGATCACGATCTTCGCGTCGCTCGCGAAGCCGTCGACCTGGCAGCCCGGCAGTGACGCGGCCGATTTCCTCAGCGCTGTCGCGGTCGAGATGGTCACGCGGACGTTCCACAACCCGATGGACCTCCAGTCGCAGTCGGAGAACATCGGCCAGTACTCCTACACCAACCGCTACAACCGCAACGCGCCCGGCATGGTCCTCACCACCGACGAGGAACTCGCGATCCGCCGGTCCGTGTACGGCTCGAACGTCGCCTCCGCCCAGGTCACCTCGCAAGCCGACGTCTACGCCGAGCTGACGTGGCCGTGGACGCTCTGGTACGGCTACCTGCCCGAAGACGAGCCGATGCTCATCTGGAAGTGATGCCGGACCTCGCCGTCCTCATCCCCGTCCTAGAACGCCCCCACCGGGTGGTCCCCGTGGTCGACGCGTTCCTTCAGACGTGCGACTGCACCGTCCACTTCATCGCCGACCAGAACGACGCGGACGAGATCAAGGAGATCAAGCGCGACGGCCGAGGGCGGCTCTTGGTCAAGAACGGCTCGTACTCGCTAAAGATCAACTACGGCGTCGAGGTCACGCACGAGCCGCTGCTGTTCCTCGGCGCCGACGACCTCGAACCTCAGCCCGGCTGGTTCGACGCGGCCCGCACCTGGCTCGGACTCCCCGACATCGAGGTCGTCGGCGTCAACGACCTCCTGCGCCGCGACCGCGACCACGCCACCCACTTCCTCATCACCCGCCGCTACGCCGAGCAGCCGCTGCTCGACGGGGCGCGCGGACCGTTGTGCGAGGGCTACAGCCACTGGTATTGCGACGACGAGCTGATCGCCACCGCCCGCCACCGCGGCGTCTACGCGTACGCCGAAAGCGCCCACGTCAAGCACCTGCACTACCTGACCGGCGACGCGCCGGATGACGACACGTACCGCAAGGGCCGCTCCCAGGCACGGGCCGACGGCCGCCGGTTCGAGGAACGGAGCCGACTGTGGACTGGGTGACCATCGTCGTCGCGACGTACGGCGAGAACGGCTGGGACGAGATCGCAGAGCGCTGCGCCGTCCCCTCGGCGCTCAAGCAGGGCGTCGACGTCATCTCCGTCCACCTTCCGACCGGCACCCTCGCGGAGGCGCGCAACGAGGCGCTGCGCCGCGTCCGCACCGAGTTCGTGATCTTCCTCGACGGCGACGACGAGCTGGAACCCGGCTACGTCGACGCGATGGCCACCGGCACCGCCGACCTCCGCGCCCCGGCGCTCACGCAGTACTACCGGGGCAGCCTGTTCACCGAGCCGTTCATGCCGAAGGTCTTCATGCACCGGCACGACTGCGAGCCGGACTGCCTGCGCGTCGGCAACTGGCTGGTGATCGGCACGTGCGCCCGCGCCCAGCTTCTCCGCGACGTCGGCGGCTGGGAGGAGTGGCCGTGGTCGGAGGACTGGCAGCTCTGGGCGAAAGCATGGAAGGCCGGGGCCTCGGTCGAAGCGATCCCCGACGCCGTGTACAAGGCGCACATCGCCAGCAACGGCCGCAACCGGCAGTACTCGACGTTCCAGATCCGGCAGATCCACCGCGACATCGAGATGAGCGTGTGGGGCGACCTGGTCGACCCGCAGCAGCACCCCGAGAGGATCGGCCGATGATCCAGCTTCTGTGGCAGGACGTGAACGTCGACGGGACCATCGTTCCGACCTCGCTGACCGAGGACGAGACCGCCGAACTGCAGCGCCTCGCCCGCGGCCAGCAGGTGCTGGAGGTCGGCTCCGCGTACGGCTACTCCGCGATCCAGATGGCGCTCGGCGGCGCCGAGCACATCCTCGCCGTTGACCCGCACGGCGGGCAGCGCACGTTCGCGGTCCCCAACTCCCTCGCCGTGATGCGGCAGAACCTCGCCGTCTTCGGCGTGGAGCACCGGGTCAGCATCGTCCTCGCCCGCAGCGAGATCGTCCTCCCCGCCCTGTACGCCGCCGGTGCCCGCTACCCGCTCGTGTTCGTCGACGGCGACCACGCCGAGCACATCGTCGAGCACGACCTGACGTGGGCGCTCCGGCTCGGGACCGTCGTCGCGTTCCACGACTACGGCGAGGTGACATGCGGCGGCGTCAAGGCCGCGCTCGACCGGCTCGTCCCGGACGGCCCCGACCGCATCATCGACAGCCTGTGGGTGCTGGAGCCGTGAACCTCTCGATCATCGTCCCCTCCTCGAACCGGCCGTCGCTCGCGGCGACGCTGGAGAGCATCAGCGGGCAGATGCTCCCCGGCGACGAGCTGCTCGTGGACGTCAACGACGACGGAGACTGGGGCAACGCGGCGCGCAACCGGCTGATGGCCAAAGCCACCCGCGACTACCTCATGTTCATGGACGACGACGACCGCTACGAGGCTGGCGCGTTCGAGACCGTGCGGGCCGTGGTCGGCCTCGACCCCCAACCGCGCGTCCACCTGTTCCGGATGCGCTACGCCGACGGGCGCCCCACACTGTGGACCGACATGGTGATCCGCGACGGCAACGTCTCCACGCAGATGGTCGTCGTCCCGAACGTCCCCGGGCTGCCGCAGTGGGAGGCGGACGTCTACGCCGCCGACCTCGGCTTCATCGGCTCCGCCTGCGCGAGGCTCGGACCACCGGAGTGGCACACCGACGTGATCGCGGCGATCGGATGACCGTCGAAGTGATCGTCCCCTACTGGGGTGCCGACCCCGTCCGCGAGGCGAACCTCAAGTACGTCGTCTCAAGGCTCCGCGCCCATTCCGTGGGGAATGAGCGAATCGACCGGGTGACCGTGGCACGCCGCAGAGCGGGCCCGGCGCCGAAGGGCGCAGTCGTGTGGCCAGCGATCAAACGCTCGAAGGCCGACATGCTCGTGCTCCACGACGCTGACGTGTGGTGCGACGGCCTCGGCGACGCGGTCGCCGCCATCGACGGCAGCGGCGAGTGGCAGTGGGGACGGCCGCACCGCGACGTGATCCGGCTCGCCGAGGACTCCAGCGCCTACTACCGCGAGCACCACGCGATCCCCGGTCGACGCGAGGTCCACTACGACCGCACGCCGTACCGGGGCGTCACCGGCGGCGGCGTCGTCATCGCCAGGACCGAGCTGCTGCGCGAGGTCGCCATCGACCCGCGCTTCGAGGGATGGGGGCAGGAGGACATCGCGCACGGCAACGCGCTCTGGACGCTGTACGGCCCGCCCTACATCGGCGCCGCCGACCTCATCCACCTCTACCACGAGCCGTCGCCACGCCTCGACGGCCACTGGGGATCGGAGCAGAATCGGGCGCTGTACACGCGCTACCACAACGCGGCAATGCGACCCGACACGTCCGACATGCTCGCGCTCGTCGCCGAAGCACACCACGCCCTGGAGGCACGATGACCGTCACCGCCCTGATGACCGCGACCGTCACGATCACCTCGCGGTCCTACACCGAAGGCACGCTCGACGAGTACGGCAACGAGATCGCGACCGAGACGAACGTGACCGTCGACGCCTACCTGCAGCAGCTCGCCGGATCCGAGCGCGAGGGCTACGTCCCCGAGGCGACCGACCTGCTCATCGTCCCGGCAGGCACCGCGATCCAGGCCAACGACCTCGTCTACGACGTGGCCAGCCACGAGTACCAGGTGCTCGGCCCGCCCGCCAGCGTATGGAATCCCCGCAGCCGCCAGGTTCACCACATCGAGGCGACGCTCCGGCGCGTCGTCAGCCACGAGGAGGCATCGGTATGAGCACGGTCACGATCCTCGACCTGGAGAAGATCACCGGCGACTACCTCCGCAACGATCCGGACGTCACGGCGCTGGGCGCCCGGGTGTCCGGCGAGATTCCGAAGACGTTCAAGAACCCGTGGGTGCGCATCACCCAGGTCGACGCCCTGAACGCCACCGGCACGCCGGACGTAGAACACCTCGTGAGCTACCTGCTGCAATACGACGCCTGGGCTGGGGAGGAGACCGACAACCAGCAGGCGCAGGCGTCGACGCTCGGCCGGACCGTCCGCGCTGCGCTGGTCGGCATGCAGGGGCAGACGCTCCAGGGTGCGGTGGTCACCGGCGTCGAGGTGCGCAACGACGCCCGCGTGCCCGATCAGGATTTCGATCCGCCGCGTCAGCGCCGGGTGCTGACGGTCGAGATCTGGGCGCATAGTGCGTAGATCCCTGTTGTGAGGGGTGCCGAGGGCGGCGGTACGATCCGCCCGATGGCGGACGTTACGTTCGAGCCGGACGCGAGCTTCGAGAAGGGGATCCGCAACGACGCGGCCTTCCGGATCGCGATGCTCGACGCGGCGACCGTCGCCAAGGGGTTCGCGAACACCTTCGCGCGGGAGTTTCACGCCCCATGGATGCCCCGACGCGGCCACGGGCAGGTCGTTGAGGTGCAGCAGGACGCCGACGAGGTCTACCTCGTGAACACCGACTACGCCGGTGTGATGGAGGAGTTCGGCTCGAAGAAC